GAGCTTCTTGGGGATGCGCTGAGTTCCATATTCAACACAGACTTATATGCCGAACTACTTGAGCAGCAAAAGGAAGAGAAAAGGGAATACCGTAAAAGGCTGAGGGAATTCGTGAATGATCTAAAGGATTAACTAAAAATAAGCAAACAAAAATGAAAAAACAAACAACAAAGAAAAAATGGTCACTTAAATCGCCGTCATTGCGCGTATGGCTGATTATTTGGGCGGCCACTGCTATTTTAGGATATCTCTGCGGGGAATGGCTTTTCCTCCCTGAACAACACGAACGACTTACGTCCGAACGACTGGATTCATTGGAATTCCGCGACGAACTAAAGACCATGATTTTCGAGCTCCGGATCGAACATCCGGAAATAGTCTATGCACAGGCGGTTTTGGAGTCTGCTGGATTTACCTCCGCTATCTGGAAGGAGAATAACAACATGTTCGGCATGAAGCCGGCATGGAACAGGATAACCACCTGTATAGGAGCGAACAGGTCATATGCGGTATATCTGAACTGGCGGTATTCTGTGCTGGATTATGCTCTCTGGCAGTCAATGAATGCAAGGGGACTGGATGAGGACGAATATTTTGGACGACTGGGGGCGGTGTATGCAGAAGATCCGAAGTATGTTATGAAATTAAAGGAGATAATCAGGAAAAACAAATAATGCTATGAGACACCCAATTAAATTCAGCACCGGAAGGGAAATAGACCCCAATGGAAGTATAGTCGGCCTGAGTGAATCCCTGAGAGTATACGAGGGGTATGACGGGCCTATTGATATTATGGATGGTGACGATCAATGGAAATATGAGCCACTAACCCAAGTAGAGGCCCTTGAACTTGCCTGTATAATGATTGACAGGTGGGCGGCATTGAGGGATATGCTACAAAATGAGTTGAAGGAAATAAATAAACAGTAGTATGGAAAATAAACAACTCAAATGCCCCTATAACCAATTTACCTGCATACACACAAGCGTCTGCGGAGTAAACGTGGAGAAGTCGTGCAAGGAATGCGAGCACTATCATAACGGAGTGAAGGCAACCGGAGCAATGCCGATAATGGAAATGATTTACAATAAACTAAAACGATTAATCAAAAATACACCATGGATATAGAATGCCCATATTGCGAAAAAGAATTTGATATATGCCACGATGATGGCTTTGGCTACGAAGAAGGCGTAAAACATCAAATAGAGTGTCCGCATTGCGAGAAGCAATTTGTATTTGAAACCTCGATTTCATTTTATTACGAACCTGAAAAAGCTGACTGCTTGAACGACGGCAAGCATGACTACCAATTGACCCATACTTATCCGAGAGAGTTTTCGAAGATGAGGTGCTCAATGTGCGACGATGAACGCGAATTAACCGACCAAGAGAGAAGCGAGTACGGTATAGGAACAAAGGAGAGTTACTTTGATAAACTAAATAGTAACCAATCATGATCACCTACAAACAACTGCTCGACTTAGGTTTTGAGCGCGAGGAATCAGACGATAATGTACATTTCGAAAAGTACGGGTATAAGGCATTTTATATGGTGTTTAAAATTAAGAACTACGCACTCCAATGGGATTGTATAGATATGGAGGTGATACTCTATAAGGGCATAGAACAAAGGAATATTTTCGACCTTAGCAGTATTGAGAAGATTAAACAGATCATTGATTTTTTAAAATAAAGAAAATGAAAAACAAACTAGTATATCTACGCTTAATTATATCCAATTACACCGCGTGGAATCTTTGGCGCAAGGTTAAAAATGGAGCGAAAACAAAAGATTTCAAAAGGGGTTGCGGTTACTATATTATTGTCAGCGTAATTGGATATAATGCTATCGGCGAAATAGAGGAGCTTGAAATGAAGAGCGGTAAAATAGGACTATTCGAGCTACTGGAATACAAGACGTTCAACGACCCTTGGGATATGGTTGAAGAGAGCTGGTGGCATTTTGTCGGGTATAAAGGACAGAAGGTAATCAAGGACTGTTCGTTTAGTGAATTTATGGAATTATATGTAAAAGAATAAAACAATGCAAAAAATAAATTTCATGGCAGCAAGTCTGCCGAGTGGGTTGAAATGTAAAAAGATTGGCAGTGAAAGGGTCTTAACGCTTAGAGAAGTTTCTATCCCAGTCGACATAAGTAAATATGCAGTGTGTTGTTCTTTTCAAGAGGATTATTCTTTACCAATATTAGCGGAGGAAATAGTGCCCATCATCCGCCCCTTCTCTGACCTAACAAAAGAGTGTGTTCAGGCAGACTACAACGATGGAAGTCCGTTTATTCCGATTGTGGAATTGGCGAAAATAGCATATCCGAAAGCTGATAAGTATGTAAGAATAAATAAGGCGGGAAAATGTATTGTTGATACATACGAAAATTATGAATTTACATATTCTAATTATGACAATTCTTTTACTTGCACATATATGCTTGAAAATAGAAGTTGTCACGTGTCTAATCAACTCCAACTCTTTCAGCTCTTGATTAAATGGCATTTCTGGCCTGACAAGCCAGAAAACGAAGAGGTTATATATGTAGACGAAAATTTTAATCCTTACAAATAAACAATATTATGACACGAAAAGAAATTAGACAGAAGAAACAAGAAGCTCTTGATAAGATAGAAGCTCTTAAAACAGAAAATTTAGAACTTTCAAAACAGGCCTGCCTACTATGTGATGAAGAGCAATGGTTCACGGAAGAAATTGAATCTCATCCTAAGCAAAAATGGCAGCGTAAATCTCATGAATTAGATGGTAAGTTGGTTGGGCGAATACATTGGATGGAAGGCTTTCGCGACGAGGATACGGGGCAGGTAATACAAATAGAGCGGCAGAAAATAGTTAGAGTGGATGGACAGTGGGTTTAAAATAACAATTATGGAAGCAACAACACAGCCCAGATGGAGGGCGAAATACGGAGAAAAATACTGGTACTTATCCGACATTGGAGTAAGACTAATCCATGAATTATACCGCAGTACAGATAATAGTCGTTACAACTCTCTAAACTACTACCGCACAGAATCCGAAGCCATTTCAGCCAAGAAGCTGAGGGATGCAGCACCGAAACTGCTGGAGGCGTTGGAGATAATAGGAGGTATTACGGAAAACGCGCCAGAACTCAATATGGTAAATTATAATGAAGAGCAGGTCAGGGAATTAAATAATGCCATGATTGAGATTTGTCAGATATACAGAGAAGCAATCAATTTAACAAAATAACAGAAATGGAAAGAAATAAAGAATTTATCATTTGTGCCGCAAATTATTACAATGATAATAAAGTGCGTTCTTTTAATCCAAAAAATATTAATACTGGATTTGTCATCTGTGGTCGCAGACATCATAATTGTATTGCAATATTTGCCCAAATGGTTGGATTTCCATATTTAGATGAGGCGATGAAGTTGCACCAAACAGAAATTCAGGGATTTTTGACGAATACTGATAGGTTTGTTAATCGCAAAGATGCTTACAAGATAGCATATGAAGCAAATCAGATTATTGGCCCGAATAAGGGTTATGCGGAAAATTCTATTGGTTTAACAAGTGAAGATTTATATTAATAATATTTAACTAAAACATAGAAATAATGACATATGAAAATCTATTTAATTACATGGCAAGAGAACATGGGTTAAACCTGCTCATCGAAGAAATGCAGGAAATAGAAAAAATGGTTGACCTTGACAGGCAACAGGAAGAAATAAAATCAAATGAAGTAACGAGAATTATTCCTGAGTTTGACTCACCTAAAAACTGGACGCAGGATAGAAATCTTGAAAATGGCAACTATACTAATGTATGCATTCGCTGCAAATCAGCCTTTATGGGTCATAAGCGCAGGGTATTATGTTTTGAATGTGCAAATAAACTTGATTAATATGAACGGAACAGAACTAATCGCCCAAGAGAGGGCGAAAAAGATTTATAACAAAACGGCAGCTTCAGATGTATTGCCGATAATGGCATCATGTTATTGCTTGCCAGAGGACATGAGAAAGTATCAGTATGGAGAAAAGATGTGGCCAACTCATTGGCCTATTGGCTATGCAATATTTGATTTTAAGCCAGAAGATAGAATCAAAGAACCGATTAAAGCAGGCGCATTAATCGCAGCGGAAATTGACAGGCTGCAAGAGGAGGGTAAACAATGAAGACAATTTTAATGATTTACGGGCTAGTACTAATCTTCTGTACTGGCTTTAAGATTGGCAATCCCTTTAATGAATATTCATGGTTGCAAGTATTTTTATGGCCGTTGGTCTTAATATATATGCTTTATGAGTCATTGGCTTTGTTGTGGAGGTGTAAAATACATCCACTTGTAGAACTGGCAATGTTTGCTTGGTTTAAAAAGAATCTCTCTGTTGATAGTTTCGCTGTTAATGTTATTTATAATAAATGCTTAAGGCGCGAAATCAGTTTCCCTAAATGGAGAGGAAGGATAATAGAGAAACTTGCAGAACAAAACGGTATCCAGCTTAATGCTAAAATCAATAAAAATAAATAAGGAAATGAATCAGACAACGCAAGGATGGGTAGTAATAAATGAAAATCACCCAAGCCATAATCGTAAATATTTATCAGCACACACATTTGCAAATACCAGAACAGAATCTATAAAGCTATTCATCAAAGGGTCTGGTCAATCTTGGAAGTATTGGTATAGGAAATATAATTTCAGATGCGTAAAGGCCGAAAGCACAATTAAAACGATTGAGTAATTATGAAAACACTAACCGTAAAACAGCCATGGGCATCCCTCATAGTAGAGGGTATCAAGGATGTTGAAAACAGAACTTGGAAAACTAACTTTAGAGGCAGGGTGCTGATTCACGCAGGTAAGGCTGAATTTCCCGAAAATCTTTCATTGATTCTTGATTACTCTCAAATGTTAGACATAGAGGAGCATAAAAAAGCGCAGGCAATTTATATCTCAGTATTACCAATCGGGGCTATTATTGGCTCCGTTGAAATTGTAGACTGTTTACACAAAACATATCACAGCATCAGAGACACAAAGTCAATTTGGGCCGAGGAAGGTTCTTGGCACTGGGTACTTGCAAACCCAATCAAGTTTCCGGAGCCAATTCCAGCAAAAGGGAAACTCAGTTTTTGGGATTACCCAAACATTCTTGCCGAGCCGGAAGAAAAAGACGGAGAATTATTCTGCCATTGTCAGCTTTCGGTGAAAGAAATCAATCAAGTAACTGGTGATTGCCGCTTCGGTTATTACTGTCGCTATTGTGGCGGGAAATGGTATAAATAGCCATGTCCACAACAACCCACTTAATAATAATGTTCTCTTGCCTCTTTCTTTTGGGGGTTATAGGGATAATTCAAAAGCGTAATAAATGAAAGAACTTTTAACAATTTTAGCAGTCTGCGGGATGATAATTTTGCTCCCGTTTGTGCTGATTGCGATATTTTTAATAATAACAACAATAACTTTAATATTTAAAAAAAATGAGCAGAATTGACAAATTAGAAAAGGCAGTTGAAAGGCTGCAAAGTCAGGTTAGCGAAATGAGCATAGACCTGACACATTTACGTATAAATAGCGAGGTTGACCAATCAAAAACTAGCCACCGTTATTACTATGGGCTTGACTTAGGTAGTGGGACTTCAAAAACTGTTGCCCCAGAGCCCAAATTCAAGGTGGGAGACTGGTTTGTGCCGAGGAAGCCGAAGAATTTAGAAATAGATGGTGTATTTTGGGCTCAATCAATGAATGTTTTTAATGAAAAACCATTACAGGTAGACGAATTGGTGGGTAATTTTTGTTTGAAAATAAAAGGTTGCTCGCTCATTTTTCACCCTTCTTGGTGCGAGAAATGGGAGCCGAAGAGAGGGGAGTATGTTTCTGCTGACCTCGAAAGACAAACATTAATCGGAATACTAGAGAGTCATTTAAAAGTAGAGATGGGTGGCTTGATTTTTTATGTAGGTGTTAGCACTCTTAATACGACCAACCTATATTATAGATTTGGATTCTCTGGCAAAGCAATAGTAAGGCCTTCTGCCAAGGAAGAAATCGCCCTACTTGACCAGAAACTTGCCGAGCAGGGCAAGAGGTTTGACAAGGAGAAGTGCGAGATTGTGGAAGTGGAGAAGACGCAAGAATATTGTCATTCTTGTTCAAATAATGTCTTCGATAAAACAGGAGGCTGTTTTCATTACTGTCAAGACTTGAAATGCAGTCATTGGCAGCCCATCCCGCCAAAGAAAGAAGTAGGACGAGCCGAATTACTGACTTTTATGAATTTCATTAGTAAAACACCACAAATTGAATTGGAGTTGTATAGCAATGAGGAATTGGTGGATGGGTATCTGAATCGGGTAGTTTCATTTCTGCCAAAGAAATAGAATATTAAAGAAAAGTAAAATGGGCAAATGGGAAACATTTTGCGACAAGTCATACTTTGACACACAGGCAGTAAGGAGAAAAGATGATAAGGATTTTAATAGCCCTTATATATTTCACCTCTTGAACGAAAAGGAAACCGAGAGGCTTTGCGAACTTTTAAATGAACTGGATAAATAATTAGAACATAACATTATGACCACTAACCAACTTGGCGAAGATTACGCAAAGGAAATGCAGATGTTTTTGGCGCACTCGATACTGGGTGCGATCTGCGAGGGAAAATCCGAGATAGGGGTTTCTTTTCCAAATCCATTGAATGAGATCAATAACCCACAGACGCATGAGCAACTTTTGTTTGCCATTATGCACGCACAAGATTATATAACAAGTCTGGGGTACACGGTCGTAATAAGGGATTTAAACCCTAAAAAGGTGACTATGAGGGATCTTGGACTAAGCATTATTTACAATAGCATCAAGTGGGACACATTTGTCTATCCCGACATAGTTTTCCAAATAACCCTTGTTAAACAATGACCCAAATCAATTCCCTCTCCCTCCTGAAGAAACTCCCTGAGCGTATCCAGAGAAAGACCGCTGTGGCTGCTGTCAAGGCCGGATACGAGGAAGGCTTTGCGGCAGGCGTCAAGAGCATGTCTGAGCCCATAAACAACGCTCAGGACGATATTGCGAAAATAATCTCGACCGTATGCGAAGTATGCCATGTCTCAAAAGACGATCTGATAGGCGACGTGAAGACCTTCGCTCTTGCCGACGCCAGGAAGATTGTAAGTTACATGGCAAAGGATTACTGCACGAGCCTAAAGGAAGTAGGAAGGTTGACCGGACGCGACCATGCGACCGTAAGCAGCCATATCAGGAGATACGCCGAGCTTTATTCGAATGACCGGTTATTCCGGAGCAAGGCAATAGAAGTAAGAAAATTACTAAAAAAATAGCCATATACAGCCCCGGCGCCGTCATAAAGATTTGTTTGGTATTCAAATTTTTATTAACCAGACGGTCCGGGGGTTGTTTTTACAGCGCAACCCAGTTTGTGCCATCAGTCATTTTCTTCAGCCCAGCATCCGTCACTGCAAGTCCGTAATCGCCGTTTCTAGCCTCTATTTTCACCGCATTCGTACTGGTGTTGGCTGATACCTCAAAGTATTTGTTCGTTGCCCACATCCAGCGTAATCCATTCTTGGCGATCTCCGTCTTGTTGTCTGAATAGTTTATACTTCCGGTTGCTAATGCAAATGTCGTATCCAACGCAACTTCAAACCCTGCATTGCCCGGTTCCACGTATAAGGCATATTCAAAGGATATTGTAAGATATGTGGTAGCAACTGCCAAACTCAATCCAGCTGAAGGTATGGTCACGCTTGCCGATGTCCCGTCCACGCTTGAATCGAACTGTGCGGTGCCGACAAGGAGCGATCCTGCGTAGATATATGCCGTTACGTAGGCCAAATCACCACTAAGGATATCCATGCCGGTCGCTGAAAAGTCAATGGTTATGGCCGGGATTATCACCGTGTTATTTGCGGCAGTCGGTGTTATACTGGCGAGCGTGTTACTGCCGCCGTATGTATAGGTTCCGCTTGCCCCTCCCGGCGTGTATTTTGAAACACTTCCGGTTTTGTCGGTACAGGTAAACGTCTGTCCACTTGCACCGGTCGCACTCAGCTCTCGTCCATTTATCAGAATCCTCTCCACGCCAGATCCGTCAAATACCTGGATCGAGTGGTTTGCCTTACTTATGAATATGCGCTCGCCTGAAGTGGATGATGACGTGGATAGGTTGTTCAATAAAACCGTAAATGCCTGAAGCAATCCAGTCCTGATAAATCCATTCTGCATGATAGTCCCTATCTCTGCGTTTCTGGCGAGCATTTCCGAGTAGGTGCCATATCCAAGTGCCGACGCCATATCGTCCTTCGCAGCCTGTGCGTCCGCGTCAGACCCTCCTTTTGCTTTTGTAAATGTCTGAGTGCGAGTAAATGTAACGTTCGTGTTACTTGCATCGCGCACCTTCACCGTGTAGACGATTTTTGCATTATCCGCAGTCATAAGCGAATGGTCCGCAAATCTTCTGGTGTATGTAGAGACCGTTGACGCCGAGCCGGTTGTTATCGCATCTGGCGTGGCTGTCACATCAAACGTACTTGCGCCTGTCCCGTATGCAACCTGAGTCACCCCAAGCCAAACCATGATGTCTGTGCCTGAATTGAGATATGATGAAACTTCTCCTGTAGAATCTGCGGGTAATGCATGTGATTCATTTGACAGGACCACGGTATATGCGTCCTTGCCATTAGTCCCGTCGTCTCCGTCCGATCCCGGTTTTATTCCCGAAATCGTAATCATATCCCTTGCCACCTCAGTCCCGCCAGTGCTTCCTACGCGTACTATCACTTCATACCTGTTTGGCATTCCTGCATATGTAGCGGCTGGTATAAGGGAGAATGTGGAGTAGATGTCATTTTGTACAGACGTCCCGTCTTTTATCAGTTCGTAATACAGCGTGCCGGCAGGAGGATTATATAATGTAGTGTATATCCACCAAGTACCTGACTCCGCAAGATTTCCCGCAGCGTCATAGGTAAATACCTGATGATTGGTTGTCAAAACCAAAGACGCCCCGCCTGCTCCAGCGGCGCTTATCCTCTCATCAACATCAGGCCATTCATCCATCTCATACAGCCCCTTGCTGCCGGAAATAAACTCCATTATCCCCTTCAGCCGTAATTTCCTTGCAAGATCTCCTTCCAGTTTCTCGAATGACAGATACGTGCTGCCAACCGCTTCCCTGTCCCTGTCGCCGAAGAACATATCCCCGTAGCAGAAAAGATATGCGTCGCCCGTTGTGGGATTCACTCCATATCCTACGTAGTCCTTATTGGTCCAGCTATACCCGTCAATGCCGGCATATTGTACGACTGACCCTCCACTCAACTGATCAATAATCAGCACCGACTGTCTTGCGGCGTTCGTACGGTGTCCAACCTGTGCAATATTGTCGCCCTCTGCCGGTATACCGGTGCCATCACAATCAGTATAAGAAAGATCGATGTAATCCGTCCCTACTCCGACCACCAGCCGCCAGTAGTATTTTATTATGGTA